AGGCGCCAGCCGTAGCCAGTGACATTCTCAGTCATGTTTCATTTCCTCTGAACGAACGCCGCCCTCCGGCGCGAACCGGATCGGCATGGGGTAGTGATTCAGTTAGACGGGGGTGGACGACGCGCCCGCGCGCGTCCAGTAAGTCACGTTGTAGACGATACGCACGCGCGCCAAATTGAGTTCGTCATTTCGGCCGCGGATGACATTCGCTAGCACAGTGTTTCCGGCGATACCGCCGAGCGTCGGGTTCGCGTCAACGCGGTCCTCTATCGCTCCCGCGATCTCATTCGCCTTTTGCATCGCCTGATATCGATCGCTTGCGAGCAGGTCGATGTTGATGAACAGGCTCCGCGTCTTTTTGCCGCTCAGTCCCTGCGTGCTGATCTCCTCGTCTCCCAGGTTGAGCCAGCACCAAGGCAGGTCGATTTCGGACGGCAGCTTTCCCTGATCCTTCACGATGTGGTCTTCGAGCCCAGGGATACCTTGTAGAAGCGCTTCCAGTGCATCCAGCACTACGTCCGAGGCATGCACGGCTATTCCTTCCTCAGCGACAGCAGTGCAAGTCCGTCTTCGTCTTGAATCTCAGCGACGTAGTAGGCTGACGAATCACCAGGAATGGTCACGCGAGCCTCTTGCTCGATGCCGAACTCACGCACGTCGGACATCAGGCAACGGAGCACACGGATTTCCCCAGACACGGAAATCTCGTCGAAGTCGCGCTGGATCGGTTCCTTGAGGAAGAGCCCGACAATCCGGGCACTTCCCGCCTGGATCTGATCCGAGCCGCCGAGCGCCAGAAGCATGTTCCGGCGATCGGCGTCCGTTTCCATCGTCAGACCAGCTTCTTTCGCCCGAGGAGGCTGTAAGAAACCAGCGCCGGCCCCGTCACGATGGTGCCAACCACTTGGATGTATCCCTTCAGTGCTCTGCTGTCGAAGAGAGCGATGTAGGGTACGTCGTCATCGTTGGACGTCGTGACCTGGGTCAACGCGCCGCCGAGCGGAGTAATGCCCGCGCTACCAGTTCCGCTACCATCCGTCGCGGTATTGAACGTATACGTGATCGTCCCGGTGATGATGCCGGTGTTGATCACGAGCGCGATGATGCCCTCGTAGCCAGACACCTGGATCCAGCCGGAGGTGGCTGCCGCTGTGTTCGCGGCACTCACACAGTTCAGCACCTTGAGTGCGCTCAGGGCGCTTGGTTGACTCGCAAGTGACATCACTGCGCTCCTTTCTTTTTCCCGCCCGTGAGTTCCGGCGCGGTGGCGGTGGTCATCGGGCCATCCGGCTGCGCCTTCTCTGGGGGGAGAACTCGCTCGGCCTTCCCGTTGTAGATAACCTCCCGGGCCAGTTGGTCCGGGAGTTCAAGCTCTACGCCAATCTTCCGCATCTCTCCTGCGTACCAGAGAGCGCGGAGTACCTTGACGCGCATTAGGTGATGCTCGAGGAGTAGGACCAGGCGCCTGCGTAGCGCACACCGACGTCGCAGGTGTACCAGCCGCGGACAGCCGACAGGCCGCGCGTGAAGTCGCTGAACGGATTCAGCATCAACTCAAGGACGCCCCACTCCGCCAAGATGACCGACTGCCACCAGCCGAAGAGCATCGTGGCCGAAGACATCTGCGCCGACGACATGGCAGGCAGGTCGAAGATCGAGCCTTCCAGCATGTTGCCTTTCCACAGACGGGTCGTGCCGGTCGAAGGCAGTTCAGGGCGCGCCATGAGGAGCGCCGCCACCGCGGGGGTTGTGACGTAACCGCAACCCGGATACAGCGCATTGGCGGCAGCGACGTCGGCCTGCGCGTCGAGTACGCCGGCCGCCGCGAGAGAGGTGCCCGTAAAGGCACCGATGCTTGCGGTGTTGACGATACCGGTGGGCTGACCTGAAGCGCCCGAGCCACGCAGTATGCCGACGTCGACCGCTAGGCCGATGTCTCGCGCGATCGAGGTCATCAGGAGCGTTTCCGCGTCCGGAGTCGACTGGGAGATCAGCTGGTGACTGACTTCAGTCAGCGCCGCCACGTTCTTCGGCGACAGAGAGAGCTGACCGAGCGTCGGCTGGCTTTCCGTGATCTGCGTGTTCTCATCCGTGAGCCAGTACGCCGTATTTCCGGCGGTCATCTTCGGGATGGTGACGTTGCCCTTCAGGCCACCCAGCCTCGTCACTCCCATGCGCAGCGCCACCGACGTATTGCGCAGGAGATCAATGAAGCTCGCCGGCTGGTTGTCGGTGGACACCAGGTAGTTCGACCCAGACGAACCAGCGGCCGTCATGTCGCGCTTGCCGGAATTCACGTTGGTGTTCGGCAGACCCTTCATCAGGATGTCCAGCGGGACGAAGAAGGCTGCACGGGATTTCGGCGTGCGATCGAGGCGCTTGCTGATCTCCTTGTTCGCCTCCAGCTCCAGACCGGCATCCGACCAGTCGTTGTTCGCCGCGGCCCGCAACGCTCGCATCAACGAGTAGCGCCGCGCGTCCGCCTTGCTCAGGTCCAGATGCGCAACGCTTTCCGGGGCGGACTTCGACCGCTCCTGGATGATCTTGATCAGATCGTCCGCGACCTTGTTCAGGTCGTCACCGTTCGTGACCCACGCGCGCTCATAGCGCTCGTCCAGCTTGTTCGCAACACAGATTTTGCGAATGGCCTCTTTGCGCTTGCGCTCGTACTCGACTGGATCAGTGACCTTGCCTGGTTCGACGATCTGAGTATCGGCGCTTGCGCCCGCCGCGGCGGTTTCATCAGCCATTGATGGCTCCTTAGATTTGGCGGTAACCGCCGTGGGTGAAAAAGAAGAAGCCCGCACAGGGCGGGCTTCTGGGTTCGAATCTGTCGGGGTGGCAGTGGGAGGCGGTCTTATCATCCTCACTTCGAGCTCTTCGCCACCGAGCTTGCGTCCGATGCCTACCGTGGGATCGGCTGGAACCGTGACGATGGATACCTCGTACGGTTCCCAATCCGTTGCCGTGAAGCGGTTCTTCTTGACGTCTTCCTCGACTGTGTTGATGCGGTATCCGATGGAGACGTTCTTCAAGCCTCCATTGAGCATCGAAGCCACTTCCGCAGCCCGTGCAGTGGCGAACAGATGGGCATCCACCATCAGCTTCCCGTCTTCTATGCGCGCGGCATCAATCACGCCGACCGGGTCGTCCATGTTGTGGTTGAAGAGAAGCGGCATCGCGCCGCGTTTCGCACGTTCGAGACGCACGGCGCTCTTCTCGTGCGATAGCACCTCCTCCCCGAACCAGCGCTCTACTGGCATTTCAGATGAGGCAGGGAATGTGATGCGAGTGACTTCGCCATCCCTGCGTACCTTGATATCCCCGCCATCGAAGTCTCTCGCTAGCGGCGGCAGCTTCAGTGCACTGATCGCATCGTCTACTGGGGTTTCCGGCATTTCATTTCCTCGGAAAACGAAAAACCCGGCTTTCGGCCGGGTTGTCGGTTTGACTCGTGTCTGCAGGAGGCTCGTCTGGTGGTTTCGCTTTTGCGGCCTGAGCGCCCGCCTCTGCCTTTTCGGCGTCGGCCATGTAACACTCGGGATCTGTGTCGAACTGCAGCCCCTTTTCCTTGGCCATGCGAAGCTCGCGCTCGCGAACACTGTCGATGTCCTCGATGTCCTGACCTCCAGCCGTCTGCGCGATAACGTCGCTGCGGGTTGTCAGGCCGGCCTTGATGGCTTCCTTGAACGCTTCCACTTCCTTGGTTGGATCGATCCAACTCCAGCCGCGAGGCTTGAACAGAACCGCTTCGAACTTCCTTGTGTTCAGCGCGTACTGCTCGACAGAGATCCCATCCACTGCCCTGGCGAGAACCGCCTGTTTCAGCCACTCCCTGTGGATTGCGAAGCGAAAATCGCAAATGAACCACGATTGGTAAAAGCGCCACGTATCGCGGTCGTCGAGGAGAGAGATGCGCTGGCTTGAGTACGTTCCTTGTGAGTAGTCGCGCGAGACAGATTCATAACTTACGCCGGCGCCCGCCGCGAAATCGCGCAGCATGTAGCGCATGAATGGCTCGAGCGCTGGATTCGGGGAGTTCACAGCGGGGGCGTTCATCTTCTCGCCGGGATTCAGACGCATCAGAACGCCTGGCTCCGTTTCCCGCTCAAACGAACCGTCCGACTGCTCTTCCCCGAATGAGTCGCCGCCGTCGGGCGTCTCAATAGCCCACGGCGTCGCCGCCTGAACTCTCGCGCGCGTAATCTCCGCTTCGGTGTAGCCGGCCATGTCATTCAGCGTTCTGGCGACCGCATGCATCCACGGCTCCCCGCGTGTCTGCGGCCAACGATCGATGACAGCCAGATGGATGATCTGATCGGCAGGAACACGCTCGACTTCTTCGGGCGAGCTTCCCAGCCGGAACTCGTTTGGATGACCTCGACGGATGTAGTACGCGACAGGCCGGCAGAACCGATCCACTTCCACGCCCATGCGAACTTCATTTCCGTTCCGTGCACTGACGAAAGGCGAAGACAGTTCGTCGGCTATACGTTCGGCCTCGATCATTTCCAAGGCGAACGGAACTTTCGATGACCCGAACGGCTGATAGTGCTTCCGCAGAAACACTTCCCCGGCGCTGAACACCTGGGACATCAGAGCGCGTTCGAGGTGCTTGAAGCTAAGTCGGCCACCCGTGTGGCAACTGTCTGCGTCTGACCACTCGCTCCATGCCGCTTCGATGCCGTCATTAATTCGGTCCGCGAGTTGTCCCCGCGTGTTCATCACCTGCGCCTGCATACCTATGCCGGTGCCGATGACGTTGTTAACGACGACGACCTGCGCGCGCTTGGCATACGAAACGTCGCGAATCAGCGCACGCGCTCTCGCGCGAAGTTTCGTCAGGCTCGATACGAGTTCAGAGTCCGCGCTGCTATTCGCAGGCGTCCATCCGCCTGTCAGACGAGAGGAAATCGCTGCACTATATTGACGCGCGGCGCTGTAAGCCGCGCTGTTCTTGCGATTGCGCTCCGCTGACCGCCTACGCTCGCCTTCTTCCTGCAGTTCTTTGAGACGCGCCTGACCCAGAGGCGTATCCCACACGTCACGCACGTCCGAACCTCACTTTAATGTTCCGGCCAAGGCCTGCATTGCTTCCCTGCTCTTCGGTCCTTACCTCAGCGCGTAGCTGGTCCCGCCACTTGGTCAAATCCGGCAGCGACCACCTTGAGATCTGCCGACCGTTGAGAGTCATGCTGGCCTGCGCGGTGGAAGCGTTCCCGATCAAAAAGGCCTCGACCGCGTCGAGCATCTTCCGCGCTGGAGTGCGCGTGTCGTAGGTGCCCGCGGCTGCTGGATCGACCTCAACGTCACACCAGCCAGACTCTGCAATGAAGACCTGCGATCCATCGGTTACGCGGACCCGCACTCGATAGCGCCCTGGCGGATAGCCGGCGCTCGTCGCAGCGGCGATCGTAAACAGGTGCGCAGTCCCGCTCGCCGTTGCTGCTACGTTGAAAGTCTTCGCGGAGTTCTCGAAATAGGCAGTCGCGGTCCACGTCGGCTGCGGGTAGTCGCTGTAATCGCGCTCCCACTGCCACGTGTTGCCGGCAATCAACTCGCTTGGGATGCTTGATGGAATGTCAGGCACGCTGAACCTCTGTTATGCGCCTACAATGTGCGTCCGTGGGTTGCCCAGGCGGGCTGACACGGCAACATCTGGCCCGGCACTTCGAGCGGCTGACGACGCGAAAGCAGAAACACCTTCGGGTGTCCCGCGGAGTCCTCCAAGTCGGGGAATAACTGAGGACCTAGGCCCGCCACTCATCTCCAGCCCTTTACCCAGTTGCCACGGCGGACACGAGCGACGCGCCTCGGCGGCTCGACTACCTGAACGACCTTTTCTGACTCTCCAGCCTCATCCACTGACTCAGTCGGTGCGGTCGCCTCGGTCGGCCGTGCCCACAACGGCGGACGCTCCCAGTTGATCTTGTCCGCCTTCAGCACCTTGCAGGCCGCACGGTTGTACACGTGCAGGTCGAGCGCTTCGTTCCGGGCGTTGCCCGGATTCTTCCAGCCCTTGTCCGTACGCTGCTCAGCGACGATTTCAGAAAAGAACCCTTCGTCCTGCTCCAGCCACTTCGGCAAATGGACGAACCCGGGCCCCTCGTCCGTGCGCGCGAGATCACCGACCACGAGATCCTTGAACACCGTCGTGTTCAGCAGCCACACCGGCACGTCACCTCGACCGCCCTGCTTCCTGTCCTTGCGATCGGATGCATCCGGCCACGTAAGAGTGGCGGTCGCGGCATCCATGCGGCTGGAGCCTTTCACCAACCGGAACCGGAAATGCTTCCGGCGCTTCCGCAGCCAGCGGTAATAGGCATACGCCTTCGCCGTCACTCCTGACTTGCCGCCTGAGTCGCACATGACGAGACGCACCGGCATCTGAACGCCGGAGTCCACCTGCGCATAGGTGCGCTCCAGCACCTGATCAGTCAGGACGTCCCAGTCCTCGAGGTAGGCCGCGGGCTCAATCGCCGCGGTCCGATCGCCTTCCGGCCGCTTGCTGGCAGTGATCGAGAAGCGATCAACGAGCCACGACTCAAGACCGATACCCCAGCCCATCACGTGAACGACGAACTTCGATGACTGCACGTCCACTGCCGCCGTCAGGAATCGAACGCCGGCTGGAACCTTGCCCTGTGGCCACATCTCCAGCCTCTTCTGCAGTTCGTCACTGGAGCGACGCTTTGACGC